TTTTCTACATCTTTTGCCTTATCAGCATAAGATCTCACACCAGAACCAGTGGTTCCTGCTCCGGGCATAGACTTGAATGCAGAAGTTCCTTGTGCGTCAGCTTTTGCTGCTGGAAATCCAGTTTGAGGCGCAACAGGTCTTGCTCCGCCAACTGACAATCCTGTACTTGTTTGTGTTGAACCAATTGTTGGAGTTGAACCAGAAGAAGTGACGATATTTTGCGACAACGAAGAACTAGCTGGAGTAGAAGATTGACCGCTTACTCTTGACTGACCATATTGACCATAAACTTGTTTGTCAAGTGCTTGTCTTCTTACACCAAGAGTATCAGGTTGTCCACCAATAATTTCTGTTTTACCAGGGACAACTCTTTCACTCAATTTCAAAAACGATTCAATTAGTGTTGACTTTTTTTCTTCGCTCATTTTACTTTGATCCCTCGTCTGGGTTTTTAATAGTTGGATTGATTTCTACTGTTGAACTTTTCTTTTTCTTAGCAACAAGTTTTTGCTCATCAATAATCTTACGAATTATCTCGGCTTGCTTAGTGGCTTTCTTTCTGTTACTATTTGGTCTAGCAACATTCTCAATGCTTTCGCGCTCAGAGTCAGCATCCTCAATCAAACCTCTTGTTTCTTGATAAGAAGAAGTTTGTAGCAACGAACCATAAATTGGGAAGTGCGTAAATGTGCTAACTGGTGCGCTACCGAATGCGCCACCACCGCCGCCAGCTGCTCCACCAAGACCACCAAGAGCACCAAGCAATCTCTTCAACTTGTCTTTTAGTGGTTCTTTTTGTTTTTGTTCTTTAGATTTTTCGTTTTTATTTTGTTTTGTTGTTTTTCCAGATGCATTTGCTGCTGCTAAAGCTGCAGCAGCAGCTGCATTAGGCGCTATAGCAGGAGCAGCAGCTGGTGCTGTAACAGGAGCAGCAGCTGGTGCTGTAACAGGAGCGGCAGCAGGTTGTGATGATGGCTGTTGTGTTGGTCCAATATCTGGGCGATTTCCAGGTTTTGGAGTAACACTTGGTTTCGGTTTGTCAACAGTTTTTTTATCTGGTGGCGCAACAACTGGCGCAACTGGTGCTGGAGTTGTTACGGGAGGAGCAACGAATGGTGCTGGTGGACCAGATGGTTGCTTTGCTGGTGGCTTGTTGATCGGATCGTTTGCTGGGGTTTTAGGTTTAAAAGGTTTGTTTGGATCAAACGGTTTGAATTCAGGCATTCCTGGAACTTTTGGTGTTTCAGGAGGAGCTTCTGGTTTTGGCGCAGCAGGTTTTGCTGGTGGAGCTTTTCTCCAAGGAACATCACGCTGAGGAGCGCCTCTTCTTGAAGGGCCAGGACTAACTGGTGCAGGCTTTACAGGCTCAGGAGCTTTCGGTGCAGGTTTTGCTCCTCCAGCAGTTTTTAATTGTGCTACTGTTGCATTTGAAGGAGTTGTATCTGTTGGTGGCTTGATGCTGACCACGTTTTCTGGAGCAGATGGATGTTGAATTTGTGTCCCACCACCGCCGCCACCCCCGCCTCCGCGAGGATTTGGAGGTTTTGCTACACCAGCACCACCTTCTGGTGATAGTGGTGTTCTTGCTCCACTTCTAGCTGAAGAAGTTGAAGCTGTTGAACTTGGTTCTCTTGCTTGTGTGCCGAGAGGTTTACTTCTTACGTTTACGCTTGAACGAGGTTTGCCTGCAAATGGTTGATATTTTAGTTTAGTAGTAGTAACTGGTGGTTCGGTTCCACCAGTCTTTGTTGGCGCAACATCAGTTTTAGGAGCTTCGACCTCAGCAGGTTTAGCTGCTTTAGGAACTTCAACCTCAGCAGGTTTAGCGGTTGTTGTTTGCTTTGGAACAGGACTCATTACAGCCTGATCTGCTTGTTTTATAACTTTGCTGCCGAATCTTCCTAAAGCATAACCACCAGCTAAAGGTAAAGCAACGCCTGTTGTAAATTCTTTTGCAGCTTTTTTATATTCGCCTTGTTTAGCTAATGCAGTGCTATCAAGAGCACTGCCAGCAATATCAGTTGCTCCAAAAGTTAGTGCGCTTGCTGCTTTTGCTATTTTTTCAATTCTTTCTCTTGCTTCTCTACCACCACCATAAAGTTTTTCTAATTCTGCAGACATGGCTTCTGTTGGCAAAGGTTCTCTACTGGTAAGCTCGCCGCTTGGTTTCATACCAGGAGGCAAATTACCACCAACAACTTTATCTTTGTCGCTTTTCTTTTTAGAAGTTGTTTCTGAAGCAGGATCCCAAGATTCTCCTTCTTCCTCTTCCTTCTTTTTTGTTTGTTCTTCTAGATTTTCTTCTTTCTTCATAGTCTCGCTTGAAGAAATTTTGGCACGAGCTCTCTTTGCTAATTCTGTATCAGAGTTAGGATGTTTTTCGCCATTTGGTGGTGTTATACGACCAACAGGTTTTAGAAACGCTGATGGCGTGCCCTTGAACTCATCGGTGTTAGGACCACCAATGCTCTCTGCCAATACTTTTCTGATAGCGTGTTCTAAACCAATTTTCTTTTCCATTAGCCTCTACCTTTTGATATAGCTCTTAGCATCCAACCATGCTTTTCGTGGATGTCAATGCGCTCTTCTAGGAAATTTGTTATACCTATTTTGTTTGCCTTTTCAGACATGTCATGAGCAGTTACCAACGACTCAAGAACTTTCTTATTATCTTCTTCAAGCTTACGAGCCATGTTAATTGCTGAAGGGATGTTAGTTTCGTCAGAAATTGTGGCTAACTGATAGAATCTACCAAACGAACCTGGAACATACTCATCGAGTGTACGTATATGCTCAGCGATTACATCAGTTGCTGCCCAAGTTTCGTTGTACAAAGTAGCAAAGAATGCGTGATAGTCGTTGAAGTTTTCGCCCTCAACGTTCCAATGATAGTTGTGCGCCTTTAGATAGAAAGCAAAAGTATTTGCCAAAACCACCTTCAACGAATCTGCTAATGTATTATTCTTTTCTTCAGCCATAATTAACAATCCCATGCTTTACGCGACCAATAGTTGGCGCTTGTTTTATCAGTTAAATTACCTTGACCACCAGAGCGAGCGCAATATGAACGCTTTCTTCCTGGCTGGTCTTTCTTGATTGACATATTTTTGTCACCAAAATTCACCTTCTGCGCCTTACCGTCACCATCTGGATCAACGAATACCTTTGACTTCTTAACGTCGCCCTTCATTGGCTTGTTAAGAGGAACCTTTTTGCCTTTATAAGTAGCCTCAAAAACAACCTTCTTTACTGCTTTCAGCAACGAAGATTGACCTGGAGTATCCTGAGCTAATATGTTTGTGTATGAAGTAGTGCCTTCAAATCTTGAGCTTGGGTCGTTTTTGTCTTTAGAAACCTTTTCGGCTCCAGTGTATTCCTCTGGTACGCAATTAGGAACCTTCTTGCCCTTCTTCATCTTCATGCCAATCTGCTTATAACCAGTCCAGCATGGATCAGCTTCTTCGTTCTGAGAGGCTTTTAGGGCTGCATCAGTGGGAGCGCCTTCCGATCCAGGCTTACGCATGCGTTCGCCAGAGCCAGCAGCAATACGCTTGCGCTTTGCGTGAATGTTGTCCCAAAGACCTCTTTTTTCTAGTAAATCTGCGTCGAGTTCGGATGCGAAACCGCCAGCGATGAAAGAATTAACTCGGTCAAACCCAAACTGCTCAGGATTACCATTGAAGGACTCGTCCCACATGTTGTAACCACGGCGGTAAACTTCTTCTAAAATGCCTGTTGAATGACCTGAAATCTGAGATTTCTTATAGATTGCAAGCTTCTGCTTGTCGTTTAATTCTACCATCGGAGTTTTCCTTTAGACTTATCCGTTATGTTTATGCGAGTTTGCCTATAGCCTTATCGCGATTCTTTTATTTAGTTGAAATATTACTTTGATCTTCTTTTGCCTCTGTTGGCTAGAGGATCTCCGTTTTCATCAGAGTCCCAATAATTTAAAGAGTCTCTGCTGACAGATGAAGGGTTATATGCTTTGAACCCAATTATCTTAGACAAACTGTTTTGATTGTCTGATAGCTGTTTGCCTAGAGATTTGTTAATTTCATTTGATGTTTTTTGGTTTGTGGCTAGATATTTTCCTGCTTCATCTTGAGTTGCAGCAGGATTACCAGTGTTGTAACCCAAACCACCAACACCAGATGTGGTGTTCTCGTTGATCTTTTTCTTTGATCTGGCTTTGATTGTCTGCATCAAACTCTGAGCATCCTCAGGAGTTGTTCTACTGTGAAGCATTTGGCGGAATCTTTCAACATGATCTGGATTATCGTGATCCAATGATCTAGCAGCTGCTCTGACGGCGCTACCAGAAGTTTCGCCTCTTGGATTCTCAACAACATTGTAGCTGGCATAGTTCATACGATAATCACCGCCCCTTCTTGAACCATCGTCATTGATGGTCAATGGGAAACGAGAACCATTGTACTTGTCTAGTATGCCCTTGTAATTCTCAGAAGAACCACCAGCCGATGATTTGTTCTTAACTCCTGTTGAGCCAGAACCAGCGACCATAGTAAGGTGTAAGTTTTGGCCATCATCTTTGTGACGGTGCCACATCCATGCCAATGCTTTCGCTGGGTTTTTTGTGTGGCGGTGATCGCCAGCGATAAACGAGTCAGCTTTTTCTGGATAAACTTTTTTTAGTCTATCAATTTTCTCGCTGATAGTCAAAGGATCTTTATCAGTTGTTTCTTCTGGAGTAGATGGACCCATAACAAACACATAGTGCTGATGCGCTGGTTGTGAAAACAGATTGTTAAGTAATTTCTCATGCTCAACAGAGGGACCATTAAATCTGCCTGCAGCTCCAGCAATGTGAAAATCCGGAGCAGCTTCCTTCAAGTTTGTTCTTGGAACTTTAGCTTCTTCAGGAACTTTCTTTGCTTGCTTGGCTCGTTCTTTAGCATAAAACTCATTTTGAATACCAGCGATTTCTCTTTCTTTTTGTGGAGTAAAGTGATCTGGGAACGCTCTTCTCATATGATCTAAAGTAGCGTTCTTAACAGCCATATCTTCTTCTTCACCAGTACCAATCATCTGACGATGCTGGTTGTCTACAAACTTATCAATAACTCTGCTTCTCTGCTCAGGGCTGAGATAGTTGTTCATATGCTTTAACAAACCATGGAAGGAACCAATATCATGAACATCCTGTCTAGTTGGTTTGCGATTGAACATGTTCTGGTAAATAGTAGGAACGTCAGTTGTATATGTGCTTTCCTTTGGAGTTTTCTCTCTCATAATAGGCTTACCATCTTCAGTTCCGATCTGCTCATGACCTTCTCTCATACCACGGTCAACAGAAAATCTGTGTGTTGGAATGAAACCCTCAGCATCGCCTTTCTTCGAACGGACAACGCCGAATCTACCATGAGCAGAAGTCATTGCGCTCAATAGTAACTTATGGAAAGCGCCTTTGACGCCGCTCTTGACATCACCCCAATCTGAACTGTGAGAAAACTGGTTCCATTCGCTTGGCTCGTTATTTTTATAAGTTGATGGTTCCATATCAAACTGCTGCACCTGACCATCATCATGTCTAGCCAAAGTCAATGTCTGAGAGCCAGCTCTTTTCTGACCAACAATAGTATACTTACCAAAACGTGAACCTGGAGAAAGCACCTTTGATAATGTATCAGCGTGCTGTTCCGGAACCATAATGTCAGCATCGCCAACTTTTGGTTTGTGTTGTACAAACTCTTCGTCTTTGATTTTTGGATCCATAAAAGCTCTTGTTGAACCAGCATATACGCTACCGCTGTTGATAGCTTCGCCCTTCGGTCCAAACAAGTGCTCACCTGTTTCAGCCATGTGCGCATTGTTTATGTGGTGTAGGAAATCGTGTATGTCTTGCTGACGCTCTGCTCTGTTATGCTTCTTATCAAGCAACATTGGTTCAGCAGCAACATCGCCAAGCTTTAGATTACCGCCTTCTGTGATGAATGATCTGAAGTTTACAACCATTATTTCTTTCCGATGCTTCTTAGTATTGCTTGTGCTGCCTTGAACTTTTGGAAGGTTGGAGAAGTAACCTTAACTCTCTGAGCCTCTGGGTCATCAGGATGGAACACATGCCCTTCAGTTTCATTACCCCACTTAGGTTCAAGGTTGTCAGTATGCGCTCTTATTCTCTTTTCGACCTCAGAATTGATGTCAGCAACTTTCTGCTGCTCAATAGCTTTCTGTTCTGAATGCTCTTTCTTTCTTGATCCGAGTATCTCAGGGTTGATAGTGTCAAGCTTTTCTTTCAAGTCTTTTGCTGGTACAGACACTTTACCATTTTCAACAACGTCGTGATCGAAGTTCAAATGTTCGTTACCGAGTGTTTTGAAATGCTCGGGATCATGTATTTCGTTGCCATCCATCTGCGAGTGCATAATGAAAGAACCTGACTTACCCATCTTGTTTGGATCGTATGATGTACCGACAAACTTAACGCCACCATCTTCAGCAGGTGTAGCAAATGGCTTGTAGAATATTTCACCCTTAACACTTGCTTCCTTACCGCTTTCTTCGCGCTTTTGTTTCAAGTAGTTCTTTAGGTTTTTGTTGCCATCAAACAAACGAAACATATTGTCATAGTGTCTTGACATTGTTGGGTCAAGATCATCGCCGTACTTTTCTCTGGCTCCTTTTTCAAACCCACCAGCTTCTCTTACCTTTGGTGAACGAGAAGATCTAACATAGAAACCTTCATCATCATGACCAACTTCCATACCAGCACCATCAGTTTTTTCTGTAACATGTCCAGAAATCAAACCATGTTGTAGCATTTTCTGAAGATGATCGTATCTCAGATCTTTAGGATGAGCTATGCCTTTTCTTAAAATATCAGCCATTAGTTCCTCTGAAGCTTTGCGAAATTACCTTGCTTGTCGTGTATCAATGCGCCTCTTGGTTCAATAGGCTCGCCGTTCTCATCATGGTGAGTAAACGGTTCGTTTTTATGCATAACACCAGCTAATATATTTTTACCGTTCTTCATTAGCCCATGTAACATAAACGCATGATCAAAATGCTTTCTGTTACTTATTACTTGTGAAGCAAGGTTGCCATGGTTCTTTTCGCCTTTGATATGCTCAAGATACGAATCAGTGTGAGCTGTAAGACCTTGGCTTGACATATCATTTATGTGCTTCAATATCTTTTGATTGTGACCTTCCATACCATCAAACATTTCTGGCTTTGACTTGGCATAAGTTATTTCCATTTGCTTTCTGTTGTTTAGGTATGCTTGCTGTTCGTCGGGCGTGTAGTTACCTGGAACGTGCTTCAAGGTTGGATCAATCTGATGCACATCAGGATGCTGTTTGAACTTGGCTCTATCGTTACCAAGAGGCATAAAATCTCTGCCATTGTGCTTTGCTTCAACGACAACAGCCATCTTGGCATTTTTCAATGACTGGCCATGTGCGCTGTCAGCAGGTACAGAATAAGATCTACCAATACCATTTAAAACAACTCTGCCCTTCTTTGATGAAATCTGTTCGCCTGTGAACATCTTACCATCATAAGTTCCGTTACTGTCTGGCGCAATCTTAGCTAGATGCTCGTGGGCAGCCTTCAACTTAGTTGCCAGTTGCGGATTGCTGGCATAGTTCTTGTCTATCTCTTCTTTCGAGTAGTTTTTAATTGAAGGGTCTGAAGAAACATGAAACCCTTTCTTATCTCTACCGAAAGTAACTGGGTGGCTGTCATACTTTGTCATAGCAGTCACATCAGATTTTTTACCACGGAATAGATCGTGTAATCCATCAAGGAAGTTGGCTGCTTTGCCTACGTTTTCGTGACCATCACCATCATGGAAAACGTGGTCTTCGATGTGTGGGATTTTGTTTTTTGTTTGAGTTTCCTCTACAAGAAACGATTTAAAATTAATCAAATTGACCTCCCATCATAACATTATGGCTTCTTGCTGTTGGTACAGCAGCTTGTTGTTTTTGTGGTGCTGCCTCAACTGGTGGAGGCGTTTCTATATTTTTAGTAGAAACTTGTAAAGATCTAGCTTTTCTTGGTTTTGTTGGCTTTGACTCACCAGTATCTTGACGAATCTTTCTTTCTTGTCTTGCTTGTATAGCTTGATCAATACCACCATTGATACTGGTTGAGCTAGGAGCGTTTAATGCGTGTTGAATAGTTATTCTTCCACCAGTTCCAGCCTGAGAATGACCTGTGCTTTTATGTAACATAATTTTAGCATCAGTCACATCAGATGTATCATCGTTTCTGTTTACATGCAAGGCATTTGTATGTAGAGTGTGAATACCATCGTCGCCTTTTCTTAACTCTACTGTATTTCCACCGTAAATCGCATTTACATTATTTTCACCATGTTCACCACCATGATCCTTACCATACATGGCTCGCATTATAATTTTTCTGTCTTCAGGATCGTTTTTGTCCAACGAATAGTGATAAATCGAACCAGCAGGTAAAGTTCCTTCGTCAGGAGACAGTTTTGATTTTAGTTCCTGAAACTGAGAGATAACATTTTTCATCTTTTGGTGATCGAAAACGTCAGTATATCCACCCCACTGTTGATAAGTATCGCCTTTTAATGACATATAGTGAACAGGATTTCCTTGTGCGTCATGTAGAAATGCGTCAGCTTTTTTCTTGCCGCCAACAGCTTTAATACCAGCTACCTCATGCACTTTACCATCTGCTGTTTTGATTCTTACAGGATTTCCACCATTTTCCTGCATCGCCTTATCAATCTGCGACTTGATAGAATTTATTTGTGCTGTTTCAGTTTTTAGTGTATCGCTTGTTCTCTTCATCAAGAGTTTTGGTTTATGGAAATGACTCATCGGTATTGCTTGGTTCCCAACAATACCATGATATCTCATTTTACCAGCAGCGTCTTTAAGTAAAGCAATTCTATCAAGCTTTAACTCTGAGTCTTTTTTAAAGTCAGGATGTAAATCGCTTCTATCTCTAGCTAAAACATATCTACCGCTAATCTTATTGAAAGTTCCTTCAGGGTGACTGTCATCAAAATATTGTAATCTGTGTCTTTCAGTTTCTGATTCTTTGGCTCCACCCATTAAGTCTTTGATAGTGGCTTCAATTAAAAAAGTATTAAAGTTAATCATTATTAGGTTTTTCCTTTTCAGGCACATAGGAATGCTTTGTCAGTTTGACGTTGCCAGTCTCAGGATCATGCTGAACATGATGACCATGGAACTCAACGTCAGGGTGAGCTTTGCTTAGTTTCAACATACCTTTGATATTATCCAAAGAGTCGTCGTATAAGTGAACTTTCTTGTATCCGTTTTGTCTAATCAGAGCGCTGAGAACCATAGCCTTAGATTCAGATGGCTTTGTATCTGTAATATTACCAGCTCTGCGAACGTGTATATCCTTGTCGATGTCAATGCCATACTTTCTCATGTAACGAGCAAACTTAGGTTGGTCGTCAAGATCAGCTCTGGCTGTTAACATTTCGACGTTTTTGTTATTTCTATGAATCGCTTTCAACTTAGCGATCATCTTATGAATAGGCTTGGCTGACTGTCTGAATATGTCTGAGCTTCTGAACTCGCTGAAATCATAGCGATGTCCAGGTTCAAGCTTATGGTTGTTAAATTCTTGGTTGGTTAGGGATCTAACTCTGTTACCAGCTGCATCATTGACATGAACTCTCAGCTTATTGTGATCATGAGCGAACAGAGTTTCGTCGATGTCAAACGCATGCAGCGTATTTGAGTCTGGGTCTTTCTTTTCAGTGATAAATTGGCTGAAACGGAGCATTTTTCATCCTAAATTTGAGTTTTATCTATTTATTTAAATGCAAAAGGCGGAGAAAATCCCCGCCTTTTTTTAGAATAAGATATGTCTGTCGGGTGGAACCCCACCATGTTCCCGACTGTTCCTGGAGTTTACTATTATTTCAATCCTCTGTGCCTCTGTATGCATAACATACCAAACATATCTCGTGCGTTTATTTAGTAAAATTAAGCCTTTACTTCAACTGGTCTCATAAAGAAAGTTGGAGTCCAACCATCAAATCCACCGCCGAGGTTAAGGTGACGCATGAACTTCTTGGCTTCCTTCTGGTCAAGAAAGGTCTTGATGGTCTGGTCGGTAGTAACCTCGTAGACACAGTGTACGCCGTTGTTCTCTATAAGCTTGTAGTTAAACGCCATTGTTAATCTCCAAATAAGGTTTCCAAGTTTCAGCAAAAGAACAGTTCTTAGCACCCTTGAACATAGGGGCAATTTGAGAGTCTGAGTAACCAGCTAGTCCGCAACCAACTCTAGTAACGAAAAAGCTGTATTGAGGGAAATACCAAGTAAAGTAAACAAACAACGTCACATGCTTTTGTATCTCCAACAATTCTAAAGTTTCTACATGCTTATCCTTGGTTGGAATAGCAAAAGCTCTACCCATCAAACCAAATCCAGCACCGAATGGAGCGCCAAAATGGTCTCGAGCAATCTTAGCAGCACCAGCACCATGTATTCCTGCAAGGTTAGAACCAAACACGAATATATCATTCATGTTATCAGGAACAGTTCCATCTTTATGATACCGATTTGAACTTGTCAATGAAAACTCTCCTTGTTTCTGCATTACGAAGTACGCCATCAATCATATTGCTGGCAATGTCTTTGGCCAACTCGTCTCGAACCTTGATCATCACCTCAACGTCCGTTGGTCTTTTCCAGTTAGGAATGTCAACGTACAGTCGGTTCTTCTTACCGTTCATACGATATGTGACGCAATAAGTCGTCTTGTCGTTCAACCCGTCGATTTCAGACTGAATGTTGCACTCAAACTCAGTGTTGTTTACGGTGATCGAGTCAACAATTTTTTGCTTAGCTTCCGACTCCATTTCCTTCAAAAGGCGAACGGACTCGTCAGTAGGCGCTCTCTTTTCAGTCACATATGATTCTGAACGAACGTTGTGATTATGAAAGTGAAATTGCGATCTAGCCATTACTTAAACCCCTCAAATTTAGACTTGTCAAACTTCGGCTTCTTTCGATTACGTTCATAATCCTGCTGTCCAAATTCAGTATTATCCATCACAGGTCCGTCAAGTAAATCTTCTTGGGCTGACTGTTCTACATCATAGAGACGCATTTTGCTACGATCAATCCCAATGACAAACCTACGATTATACCCAGGATCAGAGTATCTATTCTTAAGCTGCTTAACCATAATTTGACCCAGCTCTTGAAGTTCCTCGGTGGAGATGAGCGCAAACATAAAATCAGCTGTGGCTGGGAGTCCGAAGGATTCTGATGTATCTTCCAGTCCCACGTCGCTGCTCGAATATCCGCTTCGAGTCGTTTGAGTCGCACTGACGATAGGAACATTGTGTTCCACTGCCAGCCCTCGGAGCTCTTCTGCGATTGCTTTGACAAGGGTATAAGAATTGACGTTGGCTCCATTTTTGATCCTCGATGACATACAGATGTTCAGATAGTCGATGTAGATAATGTCAGGAACAAAGTTCTTCTTGATCTTTAGTTCGTTGATCAAATGGCGGAAGTTTGCTGAACCTGCACAGGCAGTCGGATATTCCTTGATGACCAACTTTCCCTTGACATTGTTCTTCAATCGCTCCATCTTCCTGTCATATGATTCCTTTGGAAGAACTCTTAGGTCATCCATTGTAACATCAAGAAGGTTGGCTACGATACGTTCGGCTATTCTCTCTTCTGCCATTTCAAGAGTGATGTAGAGAACGTTTTGTCCAGCAACCATGTTGGTAGCAGCACAATGACACATAAACAAAGATTTACCAACACCAGTACCAGCCAGAGCGACATTTAACGTTTTCCTTGATAGACCACCTTGTGTAATTTTATTGAAATATTCCAGATCGAAAGGAATCTTGACCTCACGAGTATGAAGATACTCATACAGTTCGGCAGCATCATCAATGAAGTCATGACCAATGTGTGTGTCAAACGAAACACCAAGCGCATCCTGAAGTATCTGAGGAATAGCACCTTTGCTCAGCTTACCAGTCTTATCGTCGATGATACCGATAGACTGCATAATCGCGTTATAAACTGCTTTCTCCTGACAGAAGTTTTCAGTTTTATCAAGCAACCAATCTATCTGAGTGTTATTGTCAATCTCAAGAGACTGCAAGATTTCCTTGCAGCCCTTGAATGTTTCGTCGTTGATTCCATCCTTGTTGGTCAGATCAATAGCCAACGCTTCTTTAGATGGGAAAAGATTGTACTTTTTTACATAATCGTCGATAAGCTGAAATACAATCTTATGGCTGTAATCCGAAAAATATTCTTCCTTTAGAAAAGGTATGACCTTTCTGCCGTACTCTTCATTGAATACGAGATTGCTAAAGATAATTTGTTCGAATGCCATTTACACCCCTTCATCGTTATCGGTCTCTTCATCTTCTAAGATTGTTCCCAAACCAATCTTATACCTCTTTTCAATATATTCAGCAAAGTCTGTTTCCTTAAACATCTTTGTCCAGAATTCCTTGTTATCAACAATATCACCAGCACGCATGTTTGGTTCTTTCAGCTCACCAGTTTCTCTGTCAACAACTGCGTACCAACCGTTCTTTGGCTTGGCCAGATAGTTACCTTCAAGAGCAACATCGAACAAACCTGACCAACGATTGATGCCACCTTCAAAGTTGACAGTAATCGGGATCTTGGACTTTTCCTTAACGTAACGGCTCTTCTCAATGTTGATGACAAAATGGTAGCCACTGATACCATCAGCATCCTTTTCCTGCTGACGACCGAGGATCCAGATATTGTCCGAACCATAGTAGGAACCTGTACCACCACCAACGATGTCCTTGGGATACAGACCAATTTCCTTGTAGGTGTGATTGACAACAACCATCGGAACATCTTTCAACGAAAGATGCGGTGTGATCATTCGGAACAGAGACTTAAGCTGCTTGGCTCTTGACATATCAGCAACAGCCTTTTGATCAAGTGCATCTTCAACTTCCTTCTTGGAAGCAAGATTACCAATCGAGTCAATCACAATCATAACATGATCATCGCGAGTCAGTTCCTTCAACTGCTTCATGATGTCAAACTTCAATTCCTCAATGTCTGTGATAGGTGTATGGACCACAGAGTCAAAAGGAATCTTAAACGTCTTAAAATAATTTTGAGGAGTACCAAACTCTGAGTCATAGAAGAGAATAATGCCATCCTTGTACTTCTTGAGGAAGGCAGAGGCGAGTAACAAAGCAAATCCAGTTTTGAAGTGCTTTGACGGACCAGCCAACATTGTTAGTCCTGGAGTAATACCACCATCGACCGTGCCTGACAGGGCAACATTAATCATCGGTACTGTGGTTGGAATCATATCCTTTTTAGTAAATACTTTGCTTTTATCCAAAGTATCAGTTAGTTCGATAGTGCTGTTCTTGAGTAATTTATCTCTTAATGACATGTGTATCTCCGTATAATTGTATGTTTAGTATAAGTGTATAGCAGTATAAAGTCAACTCTTTATATAGTCATCCATTTTTTGGATAAATTCTTTAATTTTCTTATCTCTATTTGGCCAAAGAATAGTATCCTTTTCGGGGTTCTTCATGAGGTTCTTCAAAAGAGGCATAATCATTTCACGCAGCCCTTCCAACTTAGTTTCCGCTGCAATGGCTCTATCTTCATTTGATATTATTTTTGTTTGTGCTTCTTTAGAATCGGTAAAAGTAAACCCGAAATCGTCATCTTCATTTAGTTTCATTTTCTTAACCTTTACAGTTTCTCTTAAAGGAGGATGTACATAGTGCTGACATCCAGGAGGGCACTCGCGTTCCAATCCACAAGGACACCCTCCGCCATAATCATACTTAGCCATCGACTATCTCGACTTTTATGTCTGTGATGTAAAACATTGGTTGTCCAATCCAAGGTTTCCAATCTTCCATTTCAACGACAATATCAGAACCATAGATAATTTGGTGATGATTTACATGTTTGATGCTGGAGTTTTTCTGTATCTGATCAAGAAACTGTTCAATCGGTACGCCTTCTCTAGGAGATTGTACGCGTAAACTTTCTTTACCCATGCCATACAATTCATCAGGACGAAAGTTATAACTAGTCGAGTATTCATATCTAATCTTCATGAGAAGAAATCCTCCAATGTTGCTCTGTGTTCTACTTCCCAACCAATCACACTTGTAATTGATTTAACAGGCTCAAGGAACGACTTGTTGAACTGTAGCTCACGATCAATATACTTATCTAGTCCCAATTCATCGGGCATTTCATCAGGTGTTGCGATGACAGTGTCATTGATTGGATTGGGAACCTTGAGATAAGCAAACCTAATCTTATCACCATTCTGAATAGGAGGAATATGGTTAATGTTCTTTTCCTTTAGTAAGTGATTGAACAGCAACGCACCTTTCACATGGATAGGAGTTCCTTTTACATAAATCGTAGCGGCATCAGCATATCCTTTCGGATCAGCGTCAAGACCCTTAACGCCTCTCGGAAAAGCAACATCCTCGAAAGGCAGAGTCATGAACTTAGCTTTGAACTCCTCGATAAACTGAATTAATTCATTTTGATCGCTGTTCATAATTATACCGAACGCTTTCTTAATGTTTTCGCGACAAGCATGCGGAGTTGAAGAACGAACCGCCTCGATACCAGACAACTTCAGCTTGGGCTTATCATACTGCACGCCTTCAACGTTCCAAGCATTGAGAATGTACATCTTCTTACCACGCCAGATACCCTTGTTGGCAATAGTTTCACGCTTCATCTTCATCTTTTGCTGATATGCATTCATCATATCAGCGAGTTCCTGATAACACTTATCCATGTAAGGCTGGATTTTATGTTCACAGAACGCATCAATCGCACCAATGATAACATGATCATCATCAATGTTCATAACTTCCTGAACCTTTTCCATTGTGATGTAAATAGAATCTGTATCAGAAGCGATCACATAATCAACATCCTTAGTTGAGAATGTTTTGTTCATGAACTGATTCATCTTCTTCTCGATCCAACGAATAGAAAGCTGACCAGACATGGTGATAGCTTCAGCGTGATTGTGATTGAACCAACGGAAATACTGATTACCCAAAGCACCATAAGCAGAGTTTAGCTGAATCTTTTTAGCCAACTGCATATTATGGTAACGCGCAACCAACTTAGCATCTTCGTTTGATTTAGTTTCTTCATAACGCTTCTTTGCTTCGAGCATGAGCTTCTTGTATTCTGCTCGACTGTTATACATCTTCTCCATTAGAGCAGGAAGGAATCCTTGATGTTCCTTGTCATACATACAACCGTTGGCAGCATAAGCAAAATCATACAATGCTTTGAACTTTCCCTCAAGCAAAGTGTCGATATTTGGCATACCCGTTGCCTTACCTTTAAAGGTTTCAGGGCTGATATTGTACTGCATAATCAGGTGTGGATACAGTGAGTTCAAGTCAAACGACACAACCCACTTACTCAAGCCAATCTTTGGCTCCTTGACGAAACCACCAACCAACGCATCATAATCAGGCTGCTTCTTGAACTGAGGAATAACGATGTTCTGTTCGAGAAGATAGTTGTGGATGATAGTATCCCATGAACGCACAGTTGTCATGGTATCAGAATAGTTTACCTTCGCGTCATAAGCAAGAGCCATAACCTGCTCGAGGAACTTCAGCTTATCGTCAAGCTTCTCGACCAGTACAACGTCTTGAATGTTATACTCAATAAACTTTTGATAATCTTTCTTATACAATTCAAGCAGATTACCATACTCTGAGTAGTCAACCTTCTTCTCGCCGAGTTCAATCTGAGCAATGTAATCCAGCTTATATGACTCTTGGTTGCCGAACATGAACTTACGATACAGCTGATAATAGTCCAGAACTGTTACGCCAACAGGTTCATAGCTCTGGTTCTCTTTACCTTTGAACTCGACCATTCGCTCATTCAAAATACCCCAAGGCGAAAGCTTCTTCGCTTCAGGCAAACCAAGCAGATTTTTGATACGATTGACCAAGTATGGCATATCGAAGAACTCGACGTTCCAACCTGTTATAACATCCATGTCTAGATGCTGCCAAGCAAGCAAAAACTTAGCAAGCAAGTCATGTTCGTTCTTACATCTCAGGTAACTTGTGCTGGGATCATTGCTGATGAAATGCCCGCAGCCAAACACATAATTTGTGCCTTGGAACCGCAGGGTGATAGCAGTGATTTCTTTATCTGCTTTCTGAATGTCAGGGAAACCTTCGTCGGCTGCGACCTCGATGTCGATGTTACCGATACGAACTGTTTTTGGGTCGTAGTTAATTTCGCCCTTGAACGCATCAAAGATATACAGGTAGGTAAATGCGTTTAAGCCATAAATCTCCATGTTGGAGACATCGCTGTACCTTTCAATAAAATCTTTAGCATCAGAGATGCTGTCGAACTGCATCTTCTCAACAGCCTTGCCGTCAAGAGTTCTGTACTTACCGCCTTGTTTTTGAATGAACATATAAGGATGGTAGTTTTCGATCAGTTTCTGGCGCTTACCATTCTTAAACCCACGAACGTAGATCTTATCGCCTCTCTGAAAAACACTTGTATAAAAATCCAATACGCACCTCCAAATAAAACATAAGCATACTACGAAACCGTATAAAAGTAAAGGGGGATTTCTCCCCCTGCCTGTTTATTGTAAACTAATCAAACCTTTTTCGGTCAAGTAACCTTCTTCACCGATTGCTTCTTCGCTTTTGTATGCTTCCATAAACTCTTTCAAGTTTGGTATAACATCAAAGTGTTCATTTTTAAAGTAAACAAACAATGGACGAGAGATAGGATATTCACCTGCCTTGATTGCATCATACTCAGGAGCAACACCATCAACAGTTGCACCCTTTACGATGTTAAGGCTTTCTTCCAAAAATGAGAAACCGAAAATACCAAGAGCATTTGGGTTGTTTTGTAGCTTCTGAATGATCAACGTATCATTCTCACCAGCTTCAATGAATGCACCATCTTCACGCATAGACTTACAGATAGACTTTTCTTCATCCTCTGTAACAGTCATGTTGTTGGTCTTGATAGCTTCCTTACATGCCTTTTCCATTACCAATTCAACGAACGAGTCTCTGGTTCCAGAGGTAGGAGGTGGGCCAAGCACTTCGATCTTACCATCAGGCAACGCAGGATTTACGTCCTTCCATGTTTTGTATGGATTCTCAACAACTTCACCATCAATAATTACAAACTTAGCAAGCGCACGATAGATATCGTCCTTAGTCAAGTTCATATCTTCATGTTCCTTTGCCATAGCAAGAACAATAGCATCATAACCAATCTTGACTTCTGTTGCAGTTACACCATTTGTCTTACACATCTCAACTTCGCTATCCTTCATTGGACGAGAAGCATTGACAGCATCAGGTGTATCTTCGCCAGCACCAGCACAGAACAACTTGATACCACCACCTGTACCAGTAGATTCGACAACAGGCGTTGGTGCTCCAGTTGTCTTACCAAAAACTTCTGCTACTGTAGTTGTAAATGGATATACAGTTGACGAACCTACGATGCGAATTTGATCTCGTAGGGCGAATGCTGGTGTGACAGCTAAACTGAGTGCAACAGCAGCAAGTAAAAGTTTCTTCATACATTTCTCCATAAAAAATTAGCAGGGAGCGTTATTGCCCCCTGCTTTTATCTAGCTTTTCAGCCAGTCTGCTTCTTCGTTATTATATGGCCACATCATCGTGACTTTCTAGCCATATCCTGACGAACGACATCGTGAATATCAGCGCGATTAATTCCGATGTCTGAAAGTTCGCGATCAGACATGCGAGTTAGTTGATCAACTGCGTGTCTGTATTCTGCTCTTTTGTGCATTTGTTTTAGAATTGATTTGAAGAATGACATTTTTATACCTTTTTTGCTGGGACGCTACTGTCTACGATGTCAATCTTCTTTGGCTTCTTATCCTCAGGGATAATGTTCTCAAGCCAAATCTTCAACATACCGTTGATCAACTCGGCGTTCTTAACTTCAACAGTGTCCGCAACAGAAAACTTACGAGTAAATGATCTGTCAGCAATTCCCTTGTAAATGTAAGTAACAGGGTTTGTGGGATCTAGCTGATCCAGATTCAAACCACCCTTGATTGTCAGGGTGCTATTTGCGAGTTCGATGTCAATGTTCTGCTTGCCGAAACCAGCGACTGCCATTTCGAGCGCATACTTATTGTCGTCTACCTTAATGATGTTGTATGGAGGATATCCAGGAATGCCCTTAGTCATGTCTTCGTGAGCTTTAGCAAAAGTTTGGAGTAACTTGTCTGCTCCAATAAAGTTCTTGCTGAAATTAGCACCTGGGAAACCGTTAAAAGAAAATACATCGTTAGTCATTAGCTTTCTCCTTGTTTAAGCGAGTTAGTTATTTTGGTCCCTTTCGGCAACCACGGTATACTTAGTGCGCCGCACTAAGAATGTCAAGTTTTATAGGTATTCCGTTTTGGAATGGCTCAGTGTAACTTCTTACCGAACGTTTCTTTAGCTATACACAAAACATCCATGTTCTTTACATCAAGTAAAAACATTGGTGTCATTCCGGCATCTTTAAATTCTCTGGCTGTAACCAACATTCTAGAAAACGTATTATCTGATCTACCCATTTCTGTTTCCATTTCAGCAGATGCTTCCATAATATGTTCTGGAATGACTTTATAGGTTGTCATACTAATATCCCTTTTGGGATATTTATTCAATTTCGTATTCATTCATTCTCTTTTCTTGCATAGTCAATTTATCTTTGTGGTGGTGTCTAGGATTACCGCACGCATGGCAAGAACATGGATGTCTATTTTCTGCCAATTTCTTGATGTGCTTATCGCGGTCATAATCAGGGTGAGACCAATATTTGGGTTTGAGCCAATCGAACTTCTTAACTCGTTCAATCATACGATTGTGGTGGTGACGGCGTTCTGCTCTTGTTCTCATGTTACCTCGATCTATCTGGATACCATTTTCCTTCTGAATCATAATCTCCATTTCTCGGTTGATATTTCTTCATATCAACCTGAGGGCCATTTACACTAGCTGTTTGAGCTACTGCAGGAGAAAAAGTTTCTACAACACTATAAGCTACTGCGTTCATAAATGTCGGGCAGTATGTATCTGGGCAAACATAACCCATTACATTGCTTAGTTCCATACCACATTTACGACACTTAGGTTTTTCGAAAAATGGTCCTGGAGGAGGAGTTGTTGGCCAAGTAGGATTGACTGGATAAGGATATTTTCCAGATTCTAGTTGGGCAACTCTGCCCTCAAGATACACCAGTCTTGTCTGAAGGTGGCGTATCATCTCCTCGAGTTCTTCGTTCGAGCTCATCGTGAAACCCTTTCATAAATTCTTTATATACTAATGGTGCATCTAACATAAGTTCGCAGTACAAACGACCAAAGTCCTTCGCATGACTGTAGTAATAATCCTTGACCAACTTTTCGTTATACTGCCAACCATACATTTTGCTTAATCCCAGAGTGAATGATAGTATTTAGCAAAAAGGCGAAGTCCATTCTGACGGCGCTCCCACGCTTTCTTGTGTCCATCAGCGTCAAACACGTGGGTATCGTTCGGACCCTTTTCCCAACGATAATACGTTTTGCCGTTGATTACTTCAGGAACAGTGATGTTATCAATCACACCAGTGTGGAACTGATCTTCCCAATCGTCGTTGACCTCACACTCGAAAGCATGAATCATTTCGTCGATGATATATTCCCAACGCTTGACAGAGTAAGCACGATCCCAATCATGTTCCGTAGGCTCATCGTCATAGATAGGGTCAACAGGAGCATCCTCACGATCAGTGTGCGGGGTGCCATGCTTCTGTACCTTCAGCAGCTTGAGAGCCGGAAGGATAATGTGCGCCAAAGTATTATCCAGACCCCAAACATCATAGTCATCAACACGAACCTTGATCTTACGCTTCATTCGACCAAAAATGCGATTGAAAGTGTAATGGTAGAAGGTGTTGAGCGCACCTTCCAGCTTTTCTAGAGCTTTCTCAAAAAACGTGGTAGACTCTTCCCAATCATAGCCATACTTCTTAGTCATATAGCGATCGTGGACACGAGAACGCCACCATGGAGTATAGGGTCCAATTTTAACGTACATTTATACCTCATCTACTACAAAGGCTGAACCATCGTCCAACACAGTTGTTTTAATTCCTTTTATGTGATCATGCATTGCCATCATTGCATTGGCAAACCATCCAACCATAAAACTTTCGTCGCGAAAAGCATCACGATCCATATCTTTTGTATGTTCTACAAAAAATTTTGCCCAAGCCATAGCATCAGGATTACTATGTATGCTCATATCATAATCACTCATTGTTCTAATACCTTATTAATATGATCTCTGACAGCTTTCAAAGAGGTTTTATAATGCTCTTTTACCCAACCATCATTTCGTTCGTCTTTCATTTCATATGCCATGTCATCAACAGTTTTCTTCAAACCGCTGATGACATGAGAGTGTCGTTCGAGATCATCTTTCGTCATTGCTTGTTCTTCATTATATCTTCAATTGCTCGAGGGCGATAATCATTAACCTCTACGCAACAGTTGATGTAACGCTCATCTTCAAGCAGACCACGATGACCACCATTGTGTACGTGAC